ATGCTCTTGGGAGATAATGAACGTTTCATGATCAAATGCCAGGTTACTTTAAAGAAGTATCCTAATGACGCACCTGACATGCCTTTAGTAAACTGTATTCCTGTTTTAAAAAATCGCTATAACAAAGGAGAAGCTGTTTACGAATTAAACAAAGGACGTTCTGTCATAAGATTGCTATCCATAAAAGACGATGAAAATTACCTGAAATTGCTTTTTCAATATATAAATAAAGATGCTTCTGATCCCGCCTTTTCCAACATAAAAACTGGTGAAACCAGAATTGAGAAAAAGCAAAATGATGAAGGTATGGGGTACTCTGCTCATGTGCTTATCAAAAAAAGACCGAGCGACTCATCATTCCAAGATTGTTATGAGGCAATTTTAGAAGAAGTTCCGGGCATTACCAGAGGTTTATTAGCCCAAGCTTTAACTTATTTCCTGCGAGAAAATAATTTTTCCTTTATCCGTTCAGGAGGGAAAAAAGAACTTAAGTGCAGACCTATTTTCGACATTGATTTTTTGGCTGCAACAACACTTGAGCAATCTCTATCCACTGGTTATTTATGTGGACTTACTGCTACTCGTCGCTTTAAAGATAACTCTTTAGATGATGATGGCACAGTAATGGTTGAAGAAGAAACACTAAAGCTATCAACAAAAATACGTCGCGGAGAGGGTGCAATTAAGGCGATTAAGTCTGCATATGACAAACTTCGTGGTAGAAAGTATACAATGTTAAGAATTTCTTATAAAGACAAAAATAAACGCGTTTCATCAGATCTTGTTTCCATCGGAAAAGAAATGAGCTTACAGGAACTCGCAACAGCACAATTGGCACAACGTGAAAAAGCAGTGTTGGCATCAACAATTGCCGTTTGCCAAACAGCATTTCACGAAGAACTTCTCGCAAAAATGCAAAACTTTATGTTAAAGTGAAGGCATGGAAAACCTGTCAAAAGGAGGCATATATGTATGTTTTATCTAAGGTTTTTACACCTATAGACTACCTACGCATAAAGCATCCTGAGAAGCGATTTTTTGACTGGGTTTTACCCATTTTCACTGCTGCAATTATTACTTTATCCATCTATTACTTACCGAAAACCATCTCACTTCTCGGGAAGGATAGTCTTGTGTCTTTAGTAAACGGGATACTTCAAATACTATCTGGTTTTTACATTGCATCTATGGCTGCAGTTGCAACCTTCAGTAAGGATGGTATGGATGAAGTTATGCATGGCATACCTCCGGTATTAAAAGGTAAAAAACTTACAAGGCGTAAATTCCTCACTTATCTATTTGGTTATTTAGCGTTTATGAGCATCGCGCTGTATTTCGTTGGAGGAGCACTTCAACTAACCAGCGCAAGCATCAAGGAATTACACCTTTCATCATATCCACTAGTGAAATCATTACTTTTGTTTATTTATTTAAGTACCATATGCAACATTATATACACAACGGCATTAGGTATGTATTTTATGATAGACAAAATGCATGATGAAAAATCGAAACTTATAATTAAAGATAAAGAATGAGGCTTACGCCTCATTCTTTTTAGAACTCAATCAAACAAATACATCCTTCAACAAACCCCAAGGCAGTCTGCAATTTTTTCCTAACTGTGCCATCTGAACATCTTCTCTTCTTGGCAATAGTGCGTAATGAGATACCAATGACAAAGTGAGCTATGATTAGCTCATATTCCTCTGGTTTATACTTTCTCAACCGAGCCACACAACTGTCTATCATAATGCCTTCGTCATCATCACACTGAATCCGGGACTTTTTGCCATGAGGTAAAAGCCCCTTGAAGCCTGCAGCTATCGGCTGCCAGTCCACACTACTGTTATCTGCTGCAGCCCATGCTCCCCAGCGGTCCAAAACTTCATACATGTCACGCATCAACTTTCTCCACAAAATCAGGCCAGCACGCCAATTGCCAGCGCACGATCGATAAAACGAAATATCAACTCCAGCTGGGAGCCATACTTCTCTTCAAATGCCACGGTATCCGCATGCAGCTCGTCGTGATGCTTTCTGCACAAAGGCAACACAAAGAGGTCATGTGCTTTTGTACCCATTCCACCCTGACCGTGGCCTATCAGGTGGTGGGGATCATCAGCAGGCTTTCCACAACATGCACACGGCTGAGTCTTAACCCAGCGCGTGTACTTTTCATTAACCCAACGGCGACGTTTGGGGCGTAACATAAAAGACTCCGGCGACTCCGGATCCACTTCCAGCGACAGCACCTTTTTCGCTTTATCCTGGATGATGCTGGTGGCAGGAACCGAAGGAACAAGGTCACTTTCCCGGGTGACAGACGGCACAACAGGCTTCGGTAATCTCAGTGCCTTACGGGCTGCACTTTCCGGTAAGGCATCCGCCAGGTCATTACGAACCAGCCACCAGCACAGTTCCGGCATTGTCACAACGTGACTATCATCAAAACCGAGATCACGGCGCACAACAGATAACACCCAGCGGGCACAGTTATCCGTTGCCATTGATTCCAGCCGTTCCGTGAACTGGTCACGCAACTGGTTATCGCAGTGCCAGCACAGACGGATTGCGCCCGGCGCATGGCGCGTTGTGGTCATGTTTTCGCTGTGCCAGTCGGAGTGAGGCCACTGACAGCCTTTTTCACGAAGTAACCAGCTTTCAAGACATTCCACGCCACCAGCACGACGGATCACTGCCTCATTGCGGAACACGGCCCGAACGGCAGGATCATCCGCCAGCGGTTGTGATGCTGCCGGAACGGCACCACTGGCGAAAGATGAATAACGTTCCGGCTCAGGCTCCAGCAGGACACGCCCCTGCATAAACAGGGGCATCAGTTCTGAACCTGGTCTGAACAATACGATCCCCATACGCGGGGCAATTTCAGGGGTCAGTAGTGCTCTCACGGTCACCTCAATGAACGGTATCGAGCAGCTTTAACAGCTCAGGGAATCGGGATTCGAAGAAATGCGGCTGCGTCTCGCGCGGATTTGCGGGACTGGTGATGTTCTTGCCGAACATGCAGCCTTTCGCTGTCAGCGACCAGAATTTTTTGATGTTGTTAATCGCGGTACGGCTGTATCGTTCGCGTTGTTCAACGATCCCCAGCTTCACCATCTGGTGATATGCCTGATTAGCCGTCAGGCGGATACCATACTGCTTCAGCAGTGCACTCAGCGACAGCGTGGGGCGACTTGAGCCATCGTGTGCATCAGCAGGAGCATCAATGGCATAGCGCGGTGCCAGATTCGGTAAGCCAACAGCCTCCTGGAGTTTCTGACAGGCTCCAAGCACTGAAGAGTTAGACAGATTTAACTCCCGGCGCATAAAGTCCAGCAGAATCACGCCAGCCTGCATCTTGTCAGCAGCCTGTCCGGATAACTTTTCCGGCGCGCTGGTTACCATATCGAAAGTACGGATCACCTTCAGATGGAATGACGGACTGATCCACATTGCATAGGCATACACCAGTTCCTTGCAGACATACGTCCCCTGGTTATTTCCGCCACGAATAACGTTAACTGGCTCTATATTGACCGAGTTGCAAATCTGCAACTCGCTTATTAAACGTTCAGTTTGCTCATTGCGGAGCCAGAATGCAGGCTTATGCTTATCCAGAGAACCGGCAGCCCTGTGCAGATCGTTCAGGCTGTAACGCCCATAAGCATCACGACGAACTTCAATACCATCAATGACCATCAGATTATTCATACTTCGTTTCTCCTCTTGATCAGGCGGCTGCACCCGCCGTTTTCTCGTACTTACTGATAGTGATCTCGACCTTCCCTTCCGGGATAACCGGTCCCCACTCCACCAACATTCTTTTCACCTGGCTGTCGTCTTCCCACACACCCGCGTGGGTCAGGGCGTCAAACAGCGCCTTGTTATAGTTGTCCAGATCGCGGATCCGGTTATCCGGAGGAAACAACACGATCTCCACTGAAGCAGGTGCCGACGTTGGTTTCGGCAGACGACGTAACTGCTCAACTATTGCTGCACACGCCGCGCTCTGGAATTTTCGCCCCGCCGCGCTTATCAGGCTCTTACCAGCAAACGCCCCTTTGTTGGGGTGTCGCCAGTACGTGTTCACGCTGGGCGGAAAAGGCAGGATCAGCTTCATACTTTCAGGCCCCTCTCATGTAACCAGTGGGTTGCACGCAGCCTTGCGTTTTCCTCACCGGCAAGCAGTGCGCGGATAATCCCGACCGCCTCGCTGTCGTCGTCCTTCACCGCGGTATGAAGCGTTATCCCCCGGGCCACGCCACGCTTTATCGTGATGACGCCTTTTTTCTCCAGTGCGCGAAGATGCTCTACCGCTGCATTCACTGAACGGTATCCCAGCATGGTTGCCACCTCCTGATTGGTTGGCGGAAAGCCACGCTCTTTCTGATAAGAAATCAGCATATCCAGCACCTGCTGCTGGCATTGAGTTAACGTCGTCATTACGCCCCCACGTAATTCCCTGACAGATACCACTCATCACTCGATACAGCGCACTTGCTGCTTTTCCGTAAACACTGCTCACGACGCGCCAGAAAATTGTTTCGTTCTGGCTGGGAGTGGCTTTCACGGAATGCCGCCATCCACACCGTTGCAGCACGACGGTATAAGCCCCTGGACTCCAGTTTTTCAGCCTGCCGGGTCAGGCACAAAATCACCCGGGGATCGTTAGTGCCGACATAGAAATTGCGCACAGATCTGGTTTCTCGAACTGGTTGTGGTTCCAGTTCCTGCGCTCTCTCAGTCAGGCGCGGGAAATGTCTGCGTGTATCCCCTTCACAACGGTGAGCCACACGCCCACTCTGACGTAACTTGCTTGCTGACTGCAGAACGCGCTGCCGTGAGTAACCAGCAAAAGCATCCGCAATGTCTCCGGAAGTACACCCCGGATGGGCTTCAATGAATTTCTGAACGTCATTCAAAAGACTCATGATCACCCCCTGAATCCTGCCGGGATCTGGCTGTAGTCCACGTTGTCGTAACTGGATTTGAAGTACGGGTCTTCGCGTTTTTCGGTGTACGTGCTTACGGACGGCGATAAGCGCAGGGAAAGCTCATCCCATTTTTCCCGCAGCTTCGACGGGCTGAGCACGTTACGGCACCAGAACGGATCGCGGCTGACGCGGCTGTACATCTCGCAGATTTGTTTGTGAGTACGACCATCCTGCACACACATCAGGCGAATTTCGTTTGCCCAGGCTGTCCAGTTCGGTTCTTTGGGACGAACCACCTCGCCGTCACATTCGGCAGCCTGCTCGTACAGGGCGATGATTTTTTTCCAGAGCCACTGTGCGCAGGTCAAATCATCCTGCGTCCCCCACTGGCGCTTTTTAGGGCTGAATACAACCGCATCAGGATGGCGAGTTAAAAAATCCTGTTCATCCATCTGCGTGTCCGGTTGCGAAGCGTCCGGACGAGAGGGTTTTTTATCTGACGGATCATGTTTTGATTTTACTGACGGATCCCCGCCAGATTCTGACGGGTGAAAACCCGCTTTTTTGCCAGATTTCGACGCATCAAATTTTGACGGGTCAGATTTTGATGCGTCAGATTTTGACGGGTCAGAATCTGACAGTTGAGAAAATGCCGCTGCCTGAAGCTTCGCAACGTTAAGCTGATAAACATTCGACGCATTGCGGTTACCCTGGCGACGCGCCTTACGAGTTAACCAGCCTTCTGCTTCCAGCCGTGCGATAGCCGTTCTGACGGTGCTCATCCCCGCGCCAATCTGGCGGGCAATGGTTTCAATTGATGGCCAGCACACACCTTCGTCATTACTGAAATCAGCCAGGCGGGCCATAATTGCCACGCTGGATAACTTCATGCCTGACGCAGCGCAACCATCCCATACATAGCCGGTTAATTTAGTGCTCATGACCGACCTCTATTTCCCTGAATTTACGACGAAACTGTTCGAGCGGGCTGAAGCACTCATGCTCATAGCCTTCGCGGAGGTAGATAACCCGTTGTGTTTCCGGCTCCCAACGAATGACTCTGACGGGCACTCCGTAGTGATCTTTGAACCAGCGGTTAACTTGTCGCAAAGGACTGTCTCCTTTTGCCGGTTGAAATCGCCCACAGCCCACTCTGCAAAGCTGTGGGTTACAATTTCCCTGTCACCTGGTACATTCACTGCATAGCAATACTCCACCTTCGCTTTTCCACCCGGTACAGGAAGTGCAATCAGTTGCGAGCGACGGTAGTGTGTTGTTAAACTGTTCATGCGTTAGTTTCTCCACAGTCACGACACGCCACGGCGCCCGGAGCTGCACACTCGCGGGCGTCATTACTTTCTGAAATGCAAAAAATTTTTGTAGACCAGTGCTGCATGCTCCTGCAGCTTCGAAATTGAGAGGTACAGCTCGTCATTAATTGCTGTCTTCTCATGCGGTTCCACTACACCGTCTTCGATTGCTGAACGAATCTGTTTTGAATAACTGCCGATCTGTTCAATGACTTCCAGCAGACGCTGGTTAATATCGGCGTTGTCCACATCCTCGACGTCAGGAAGAGACACAAAGACGCCATTTGCAGACTGCGCCACAGCATCAGCAATGAAGTGAGTTCCACCAGCACGTTGCAAAATCATTGCCCATCCCAGCGGGAAAATCTGATCGCCATCGGCACGAAGGCGGTTAAATAATGCGTTCTCTGTTACATCCAGCCAGTCAGCAGCTTCAGCGTAACCCCCCGGCAACGCTGCGATAGTTTTTCTGACAGCTTTCACGTACCACTCAGGCTGTTTGTCTACTTTCCAGTGATGCTTACCCACGGTTCACCTCCTGTTCCTGTGGTTTAAACCCATTCTGGTTTTGGCTAGATTGAAAACGTGCCGGATAAAGAATCTGCATTTCGCTGATTTCACCCTTAAAAAAATTGGCTAAACGTTCTGCAAGCTCGATAGATGGAATCTGTTCCAGCCTCTCAATACGACTCAACGTCGCTGGATTGACTTGAACACCCGCAGCAACATGCTGCAAAGTGAAACCATGCGCCTTACGCACATTTCGTAATTGTGATTGCATATAACCTCCAAATATTGCGCGTTATGCATGTTATTTCACGCAAGTATTTTGCGCAAGTTGATTTGCTTATCACGCAATAAAGAAATGTAATAAACGCATGAACATAGGAAACCGAGTCAGACAACTTCGCCAAGCGAAGAACATGAAAATCGCCGATCTCGCTGAAGCAATAGGAGTAGATGCGGCGAACATCTCGCGCTTAGAAACGGGTAAGCAGAAACAATTTACCGAACAAACACTGAGTAATATTGCCAAGAGCTTAGGTGTTGATATTGCTGATCTCTTTACCTCTGCCCTCAAAAGTAATACTGTATATAAAAACAGTAATAATGAGGATGTTGCGCAGGTGAAGGATGTGTTCCGTATTGAAATGCTGGATATCAGTGCCAGTGCGGGAAATGGCCTTATCCAGGGCGGTGATGTCATTGATGTGATTCATGCCATCGAATACAGAACTGATAATGCTGTATCAATGTTCGGCGGACGACCAGCCAATCACATCAAAGTTATCAACGTTCGTGGGGACAGTATGTGTCCAACCATTGAGCCAGGAGATCTCATCTTCGTTGATGTCAGCATCAATCAGTTTGATGGTGATGGTATATATGTCTTTGGTTTTGATGACAAAATATACGTTAAAAGACTTCAAATGATTCCTGACAAACTGCTGGTGATTTCTGATAACCAGATTTACCGTGAATGGGGAATTACTAGCGAAAACGAACACCGATTCATGGTCTTTGGAAAGGTCTTAATCAGTCAGTCGCAAACCCTTAAGAGACATAATTAACTTCAATATCCCATCCATCGGCCACCGAAAGGTGGCTTTTTATCACCCATCATTTTGCACATCTCGCAAAATATCACTTGCGCATCTCGCATTTTAATTTTATCTTTTGTTCCAGACCAACTACAGGATTACAACAAAATCTGGTTGCAACACGGTGCATGGTGCATGTGTCGTAAGCGGTCAGTAAATGTCAAAAACGAACAGTCAGGACGACCAAGAAGTAGCCGCCTTGGGCATATGAAGTCCAAGATGATTCGTTAGCAACAAAAAAGCGCCCTATAGGACGCTTCGCTCTTTAACAATCTGGATATCCACAACAGTAGCAATCTACAGATTGCCGTTAAGTTTTCTGGCCAACTCCTCAATGGATGGAGGCGATACGTAATCCGGATTTTTATTCATCAGAAACTTATTTTCACAGTGGAGGCACCTGCTTTTATGAAAAAGCTCATCTTCGCTAACCGGGAATGGTTGAAGTATCGATACTATCTTTTGTCCAAAACATTTTGGGCAAAGATGCATGGTTATGCTGCCACCGTTCACGATTACCTCCTTCGAGTATACAAAAGTACCCGACTCAAGTTGGTTAAGGATATAGCCTTCCGTCTGAGCCTCAAAGTTTTCGAATTCTGCAATTTTAGCTTTGAGAGAAGCATTTATTTCTTGATAAGAGCCCACCAGTTCAACGAGAGACACGCATTCGCGCTGAATAGACGCAAGCTTTGAGTTCAGCTCACCAATAGCCGCATTTACTTCAGCTTGAGTTTTTGCCTCGTTCATTAGTTTTGCAATCTGGGCGATTTCACGAATAGCCGTCATTGCTGCCGTTAATTCAGCGATCACATTGAATTCTCTTATTGTTGCTGGGGATATCCAGATTAACCGAATCCTTGTTGTTGGGGAATAACCAGGTCCACCTCGCCTGATGTGGCTAAAAGCAGGCACATAACAGCTAAGTATTTTCAACCAGAGAGAATCCTTAGCGTTGTGGTGAATGCGGCTCAGCGCACGCGGGTTAAGGTTGAGGCTGACAGTCGACCTTCTGTGGATACCCACCCGCCTGGTGTGCAACCTTCGCCAGGCACCGGGAGGCACCCGGCACCACAACTTTATGCTGTGTGTAGTCCTGGCGGTACCAGTTTGTACCCTTGCTTCCGGCTGGTACCGTCCTTTTTACAAAACAGAGAAGAGCATCACCGGACGACGGGCTCATAACCCAATCCATCCGGGCGGCTGCCACCGCAGGTGTTCTTCTCTGTTTTGTGGAGAAACTAACCGCCCCTACGGGGGCATTTATGGAAATGTAATTGACTCAATAATCGCCGGACGGTGAGGGCTTCCTTTTACCCGAATTCAGCGCGGTGCAGCGCATATACGTGGAGAACAAAATGTCATTTATTAAAACTTTTTCCGGGAAGCATTTTTATTATGACAGGATAAATAAAGACGACATCGTGATTAACGATATCGCGGTTTCCCTTTCAAATATCTGTCGCTTTGCAGGACATCTTTCACACTTCTACAGTGTCGCCCAACATGCGGTGCTTTGCAGCCAGCTGGTGCCGCAGGAATTTGCTTTTGAAGCTTTAATGCATGATGCAACAGAAGCATATTGCCAGGACATCCCCGCACCACTGAAACGACTTCTTCCTGACTATAAACGGATGGAAGAAAAAATAGACGCCGTAATCCGTGAGAAATACGGGTTACCTCCTGTTATGAGCACGCCAGTGAAATATGCCGATCTCATTATGCTGGCAACCGAACGCCGCGATCTCGGGCTTGATGATGGCTCTTTCTGGCCTGTGCTGGAAGGTATCCCGGCAACAGAGATGTTCAACGTGATTCCACTGGCTCCAGGCCATGCCTACGGGATGTTTATGGAACGCTTTAACGAATTATCGGAGTTACGCAAATGCGCATGAATGTTTTCGAAATGGAAGGGTTTCTTCGTGGGAGATGTGTACCGCGAGATCTGAAAGTGAATGAAACGGATGCTGAATACCTGGTGCGTAAATTCGATGCGCTTGAAGCTAAATGTGCAGCACAGGAAAACAAAGTAATACCAGTGTCAACTGAACTGCCACCAGCAAATGAAAGTGTTTTGTTATTCGATGCTAACGGAGAAGGCTGGCTAATTGGCTGGCGTTCTCTCTGGTACACCTGGGGACAAAAAGAAACCGGAGAATGGCAGTGGACATTTCAGGTCGGGGACCTTGAAAACGTCAATATCACTCACTGGGCAGTAATGCCAAAAGCACCGGAGGCTGGAGCATAATGACCACTTTTACCGACAAAGAACTGATTAAAGAAATTAAAGAGCGTATCAGCAGCCTTGACGTGCGAGACGATATTGAGCGCCGTGCTTATGAAATCGCACTCCTATCTCTGGAAGTAGAACCAGATGAACGCGAAGCTTATGAATTATTCATGGAAAAGCGTTTTGGTGACTTAGTAGATCGTCGGAGAGCAAAAAACGGCGATAACGAATACATGGCATGGGATATGACTCTCGGTTGGATCGTCTGGCAGCAACGAGCTGGTATCCATTTCTCAACAATGTCACAGCAAGAGGTGAAATAATGGAGCCATACAGCCTCACACTCGATGAGGCCTGTCATTTTCTCAAGATATCCAGACCGACTGCCATTAACTGGATACGCACAGGGCGTCTTCAGGCAACACGCAAAGATCCCACTAAGAATAAATCTCCTTACCTCACAACACGACAAGCCTGCATTGCGGCTCTTCAGTCTCCGCTGCATACTGTCCAGGTGAGCGCGGGTGATGGCATAACAGAGGAAAGAAAATGTCACTCTTCCGCAGAGGTGAAATATGGTACGCCAGTTTCACATTGCCGAACGGTAAAAGATTTAAACAGTCTCTTGGAACAAAGGACAAAAGGCAGGCGACAGAACTCCATGACAAGCTAAAGGCTGAAGCATGGCGGGTCAGCAAACTTGGTGAAATACCTGATATAACGTTCGAGGAAGCGTGTGTCAGGTGGCTTGAAGAGAAAGCACATAAAAAATCACTGGACGATGACAAAAGCCGGATCGGATTCTGGCTTCAACATTTCGCAGGAATGCAACTAAGAGACATTACTGAATCAAAAATTTATTCAGCAATGCAGAAAATGACGAACCGGCGTCATGAGGAAAACTGGAAACTCAGGGCAGAAGCATGCAGAAAAAAAGGGAAACCTGTTCCAGAATACACGCCAAAACCAGCGTCCGTTGCAACGAAGGCTACGCATCTTTCATTTATAAAGGCCCTACTAAGAGCCGCAGAGCGTGAATGGAAAATGCTGGATAAGGCACCAATTATTAAAGTGCCTCAACCAAAGAATAAACGGATCCGCTGGCTGGAGCCCCATGAAGCACAAAGGCTGATTGATGAATGTCCGGAGCCATTAAAGTCTGTTGTTGAATTTGCACTGGCAACAGGCTTAAGACGCTCGAACATCATCAACCTTGAATGGCAACAAATAGATATGCAGCGCCGGGTGGCATGGATAAACCCGGAAGAGAGTAAATCAAACCGCGCAATTGGCGTTGCGCTGAATGATACTGCATGTCGCGTATTGAAAAAACAAATCGGGAATCATCACCGTTGGGTATTTGTGTACAAGGAAAGCTGTACCAAACCAGACGGAACGAAAGCGCCAACAGTAAGGAAGATGCGGTATGACGCAAACACAGCCTGGAAAGCGGCGCTGAGACGGGCTGGTATTGATGATTTCAGATTTCACGACTTGAGACACACCTGGGCAAGTTGGCTGGTTCAAGCCGGAGTCCCGTTGTCAGTGTTACAGGAAATGGGAGGCTGGGAGTCTATCGAAATGGTTCGTCGATATGCTCACCTTGCACCTAATCACCTTACCGAACACGCACGGCAAATAGACTCGATCCTGAACCCATCGGTCCCAAATTTGTCCCAGTCAAAAAATAAGGAAGGTACTAATGATGTGTAACTTATTGATTTAAATGGTGCCGATAATAGGAGTCGAACCTACGACCTTCGCATTACGAATGCGCTGCTCTACCAACTGAGCTATATCGGCCCTGAAAGGACATGTCCACGAACGTGAATCACGGTGGACAAGGTTAAAACTAACCGGGCGATGCGTCAATGGCCTTGTGAATCAAATGGCTACTTTTGCATCACCCGGTTTTAT